AGATCTTTGATACCAGCGGGTGAGAACTCCACTTTCATATCGAGTTTCTTGAGAAGTTTCACGAGTGATTTATTCTCAGGCACGATTATTCCCGCACCGCATTTCAGACTGGTTCCGTGAAATTCGTGTTCTCTCACTCTTCCAGACACAGTCGAATTCTTTTCTAGAACGACGCACTTGTGTTTCTTCTTGGTTAATAAGTAATTTGCATAAAGTCCGGCTATTCCACCGCCAATAATCGCATAATCATGCGACATTTGTAGTATACACAAATCAAATATTTAAAATATTGTTATACTACAGAGATGTCATTCCCAATAGGAACGATCGTGGACGAAAAAATATTATTTCAACAACTCCCCAACGACACCATAGCACCAATACGTCCAACAAACAATGACCTGTGGGGGAAGGATGGTGGTTCTTTCTTCTATAACGGGATCGTGAAAACCGACTGTCCGTCTGGATTAGTATGGAATTCTGCCACGAAAATATGCACTGGCAAAAATCCAACGCCCAAACCTCCAACGCCCAACCCTCCAACGCCCAAACCTCCAACGCCCAAACCTCCAACGCCCAAACCTCCAACGCCCAAAACTCCTACTTCCAATCCAGTCACGGGTAAGTCCCAGAGGGGAGCTGTGGTGCGCTATGACGATTTGAAAAAGCTCCCTATGTCTGCTTTCGTAACTTCCAAGACGAATCTCGACTGTAAAACGATGCCCAAGTGTATATTCGGAGTGTATACGCTAGAGGGCAAAAAGGTCATGGTACAATTGTCTACGCATCTCGGAGGGGCTGTATATAGACTGACGTACGACGGCGTGGATTTCGTGCTCCCAGTGGCCATAGTCGGCGCATCAATGCAGACGGCGATGTCTTTTGATATTCGCCCGCAACTTGGAATGACGAACGAACAATACAACCCGACAGAAGGGGGTACATCAACAGACAGTTTTACCGGGCGTAGCAGCAGTAAGATTTTAGAACTCCGCGCCAACGATAACGCGGTGTACACTCGCAGCATCCCCGCGTACTTCCGCCCCCCGGGGTATCTGTTAATTGACAAACGCACTGGAAAGCGCACGTTACCAGCGGTGAACAAGACTGTATTGTCAGAGGTAGAATTCAGCAAGCGTATAGAATTCATTGACGATACAACGTTGGAATATACTATAAATTTGAACATTCCAAAGGGTCATTATTTTTCACAAGTGGAAGCATTGGCGTGTTGGGTGCCAACCGCCGCGAGTGAACAACGGAGCGTGCTTCAAAACGACGGTTGGAAGACGCCAAAAAATAAGGAAATTTTCTGGGTGAAATCAGGGAAAACACGGACGTATGGTATTATCAATGCAACGGCGAGTGGCAAACATGCTTGGGGCGTCGTTCTCACAGATTGGCCTAAAACGGTTGAAAACGGACCTCCTCTTGATTCACCTCGATACACTTTCGAGGGCGAAAGTAAGACTTGGCGCAAAATAAATATTGTGCAACGTCTGGGTTCGCGAACAAATTTCTCCACGCCAATACCGGAGGGTGTGTATGGGTGGACATTCCGTTTTTATTTTGGAACGATGCAATCCGTGCGTTCGAAGTTGGAGAAGCTGATTAACATCTGAAAGCGAATGCCATCACACCCACAGCAACAATTCCCAGTGCTAACCCAGCATGGTAGTTAAATGACATTTCTCTATACATTACTAACCAAGCCTTGACTTGTTCTTGGGTTTTTGTGTGATTTAGCACCCAGTCAGACTTTGGCGAGAGAATATAGTAAAAGTAATTTGTCAAAAAACTAGTCGCGATTACTAAACAGATCGTTGCTGATGTGCTCATCTTCTGTGACAAAAACTGCGTGTTGTAAATAATTATACAGAGAGAAAGAGCCACGCCAAGAGCATATCCCTTGTAACTTATCATTTTTCTCTCTTTGGCAATTAATTCATAACGTTTTTGCAAGTCTGCTGGTAGTTTCTCCATATAATTTTTTACAATTTCACTCTTGCCAGTCATATTGTAAAAATAAATCATACCGATAACAAATACCGCAGCAATCATACACGAAACGGAACAGAATGGCATCTTTCGCGTATATTTATAAATATATATTTTTACATACTGATTTCATATGACCACTTGAACTTATACGCGGTTTTTTGTTCACCACGGGCACATGCACTGATATTCATTCCGTCTTTTTTTAGATGCCGACCCGCTTCTCCAGTCGAAGCGAATGAACCAATAAGATTTCCGTCGAGGTCATACTGATATACTCTTTTGGAATTGTGATTATTCTCGCCTCGTTTCGCTTCGCTCATCTTTTGTTTTGTTTCATCGCTCACATCTTGTCCAATCTTTGCTTCGCTGATCTTTTGTTTGGTTTCTTCGCTCAGAGTTTTCCCAAGATGTGCTTCGCTTAATTTTTGTCTTGTTTCATCGCTCTTTGGTATTCCAAACATATAACTTTTCTCCCCCAGATGTGCTTCTCTGTTTTTTTGTTTAGATTCCTCACTGGGCTTACCACTACTTCCACCTCCTTCCATGAGATTGTATCCATTCGGTGACAATGTTCCCATCTCTCTCACAAGGAGTTCTTCATCAAAGTTCAAGTCCTCGTCCGGACATTCATACCAATCTTTTTCGAAGTTTTCCCACCCGTGATATTGAATGGCATTATAAATCGCCCGGCATCTACTTCCTTGTTGCCTATGTGCTTTGAAACGTTTTTCTATGGGATGGGTAGTCTGCCCAATGTAGATCTTTCCACTTATCTTATTTTTGATCATATAAATGTACCCCATTTATGCGTTTTTTTAGATTACACTTTATTAAATGATTATTTGTCAATATGTCTGACCTTTCATATCAACACTTCGGGTAACTTAATGATGGAATTCACATAGAATGTATAATTAAATATCAAAGCTATTATGGCAACTTTCCAGTTCTTCCCCACCGATTATCGGTCCGAGGACGTGCCCAGCACCAAGAGCAGTGATGAATATCACCGTATCAACATATTCGGAAAGTGTGCGGACGGCAAGACCATCCTTGTCAGGGCTCGGTTTACTCCAGTATTTCTTCTGGAGGTACCAGAGTCATGGACGCAATCAAGGACCAATTTGTTCATAACTGAGACTGCGATGAAGTACGAGGCAGTCCGCGATATGTGCCTCCTCACGAAGAAGAAGAACATGTGGGGCTTTGACAATGGGAAGATGAGGAATCTTGTTCAGTTTGTGTTCAAGACTATGGAGAAGATGAGGAGGGCAAAGTTCCAGCTGAAGCGTACATATACCCTCTATGAGTCGTCAGTTGACCCTCTCATTCGCATGTTCCATATTCAGAAACTCGACCCAGCAGGCTGGATGCAAGTTTCCAACGCATATCCTGCACGGGAGAAGATTTCTAGATCAGACATCGAAGTTGATACCAACTTCAGGAATCTTTCACCGTTCAAGACTGACGCCGTTCCTCCTCTCATCATAGCATCGTGGGATATTGAGACATACTCCAAGGAGAGGAGGTTCCCTCTGGCAACAAACCGAACTGATTATGTGACCCAGATCGCGACTTCTTTCCAAAAATACGGAGAGCCCCAACCCTACAAAACCACGGTGGTGTGTCTTCATGACACTGCTCCCGTGGAAGGCGTCGAGATTATCTCATGTCCCGACGAGCACGATGTCATCAACACGTGGATGAAGATTATGCAAGATGAAAAGATTGATGTGCTGATCGGTTACAACGTATTCCAGTATGATTGGAAGTATATTCACGGACGGGCGCAGATGCTTGTTGATGATCTGACTGGCGAGGATACCGTGGAACTTCAAAATCTAGGCAGGATGGAAGCCGGTGGTGGGTCTGTCATAGAGCGCGATCTGAACTCAAATGCATTCGGACAAAACTCGTTCTTCCTTCTCGACGTGCCAGGTATCATGCAGATCGATCTCCTCCAGTGGTTCCGGAAGAACAGAAACATGGAATCCTACAGGTGAGCGTTATAAATAATACCAGAAAAAAATGCCTCTTGGTTTACCTGTTCTGAGATGATATGAAAGATTTGTCGGGGCTCCATTTCGAATGGCTTCGGAAATAGACTCGTATGATTCAATTAGAAAATCATTTGCATCTACTTTGACAACTGGTTTTCGAGACGCAATAATGATATCTCGCCATGGATTGGGTGTGTCTGAGAAAAAACGTTCCTTAGCCTTGGTTCTCAACTTTTGTTTATGATCTTCCGATTTTGGAAGCTTATTAAATGAATTGAGAGCATCAATGCTTTTCTGGAACGCGTGTTTTCTCCCAAACTGGGGATTCTTATCCCCAACCCAGGCACCCTCTTTCCTTCTGGCGGAAGATACTCCTTTGGATATTTTATCCTTGGTTATCTGAGAATATTCAGCTTGTCTACCTCCACCGGTTTTCAAATTGTATCCACAAGGACACAGTGTATTGTATGCAACTATGAATCTATGTTCATAGAAATCTAAGAAGTTGTTATCAACTTCCAGAAGGATTTCTTGACGAATCAACGATCCATATTTCTTGATAGCATTCTTAATATACGGGCATCCTGAACATTTCGTTTGAAAATGTTGTTTCATACGTCTTTCGAAATCTACAGTCTGTCCTATATATGATTTTCCGGATGGGGATGTCAATTTATATATCACACCCATTTCTTACAAATATTCTCCCTATCTCTATTAAATTGTTTGCAGTTTGAACAATGTATCTAAGGAGTATCTCGGAGACCAGAAGAACGATCTGCCCGCTATGCAGATCTTCGAACGTTTCGAAGGAGATGCAGATGACCGGGCGGTGATCGCATCGTATGCGGCGAAGGATACCACGTTGCCTCTGCAACTTCTCAAGAAGATGGCGATTTTCGAGGACTTGACGGAGATGTCTAACGCAGTCAAGGTCCCTGTGGATTACATCAACTTCCGAGGACAACAGATAAGATGCTTTTCTTGCTTGTTCGGGAAAGCACGAGAGATGGGGTATTCCATCCCGGACGACAAGGCGTGGACCACGGAAGGCAAATACGAGGGAGCGACCGTTTTGGAGCCGAAGAAGGGCGCATACTTCACACCCATTGCGGCATTGGACTTCGCTTCATGTGAGTATAGTGGGAGGTGCAATTGGTTTAGGTTTTGCTTCGTCTGGCCGACGTATTGTTTTCCGTTTTCAATATTGGTTATCAAATATATAGAGTGCGACATAATTACTTACCAGTTTTTTCTGCCCTCCCTTAAATTGTTATGCAGTGTACCCCAGTATTATCCGGGCGCACAACATGAGCCCAGAAACCCTGGTGATGGGCGACAAGTTTGACAAAATCCAGGGGGTAGAGTATTACGAGATCGAGACGGGACTTGGGACCTTCAGGTATGCCCAACGCAAGGAAGATGGAAGCGGCCAGGGGGTGGTGCCTGCGCTTCTGGACGACCTGGCGAAGTTTAGGAAACACGCGAAGAAACTCATGGCGCAGGCGAAGAAAGACGGTGACGATTTCAAGGAAAATCTATACGATGCTCAGCAGAAGGCATATAAGGTGGTCATGAACTCTGTATACGGTTTCCTGGGTGCAAGCAAGGGGTTCATCCCGATTGTACCTATTGCAGCATCTGTCACGGCAACGGGAAGGAACATGATTGAACACACCGCGAAGAGGGCCGTGGAGCTTATTCCCGGTTCTGTGGTAGTATATGGTGATACGGACAGTGTGATGGTCAAAATGAACGTGCCGGACAAAGAAGACGGGACTGTAGACATGGAGGCGCACTTCAAGGCGGCACAGTGGTTAGCTGACGAAATCACCGGAGATTTCAGGGCGCCCAACATCCTCGAGTTCGAAAAAATATACTACCCTTACGTTCTCTACTCGAAGAAGAGGTATGCGGCTGTAAAGTTTGAGGAGCTCGGCGAGAAAGGTAAGATTGATGTCAAGGGACTTGCTCTGGTGCGGAGGGATTTCTCACCCATCACGAGGGAAATCCTGAAGGAGAGTCTAGACACGATTTTGCACGCGAAGAACACACCCATTGCCATCAAGGAGACTCGGGAAAAGATCAGGAAAGTCCTCGACAATGAGTATCATATGGATAAATTTACGATGTCGAAGACTCTGAAGAACGATTACAAGAATACGTGCCAACCACATCTTCACGTCGCCGACAAGATATTCCAACGGACTGGATTTCCGGTTCCGAGTGGGACGCGAGTTCCATTTGTCTACATAGAGGACCGTGCGAATCCCGACATCAAACAATCATTCAAGGCCGAAGACCCTGTGTTTGCTCGTGATAATGGATTGATCGTAGATAGGTTGTTCTACATAGAGCATCAGCTTCTCAAACCAATCATCAGCCTTTTCGATCCTCTGGTCGACGACCCGGAGAAGGAGATCTTTGGTCATGAAACGATTAAACCAAAAATCGATCAACTCAAAGACGTATTCAAATCGGATCTGAAGATCGTCAAACGCGTGAAGAAGAACGTTGCCAACAAACAACACGAGATCACTTCATTTTTCACAAAGAAACCTAAACTCGAAACTTAGATTGTAATAAAAATATATGATTTATAATAAGTGTAATGTCCTCCCGAACAGAACAAAATAGAGAAGGTTATAAGAAATTAGTAAATGTCGATCAAGGTGCAGGAGGACAGCATGTAAGCGTGTATATTCCCGACACGAGAAGAAAAATGTCACCAGAAGCACAGGCACGCGCGTTGGCCAGATCGGAGATCAAAGAACAGTACAAGGCCGCGGCATTAGCAGAGGAAATAAAGGCGATCAAGAAACAACGGAATAAACTCGTAGACAATCTGGCCAAGGCGGGGAGATCACCGTCACTTGTGACGAACATTCCACAACCGTCCGTCTTATCCGGAACTCCAAAGACATATGTCGTTACACCAACTGCGACGTCCACACCGACTGCAACATCCACGCCAACTGCAACGTCCACACCAACTGCAACGTCCACACCAACTGCAACATCCACGCCAACTGCAACGTCCACACCAACTGCAACATCCACTTCAAGTGCAACGTCCACTTCAAGTAAAGCAAAGTCTCAAACTGGAAATCTCAATTATCAATCTGGAAATCTCAATTATTCAGCTCCTATCGGGCCATTGCCAGGACCAGATATGGGAGGATTTAAAAATCGACCATATAATCAACGAATTAATTACACATCGCCGATAGGGCCAACTCAGGGTCCAGGCCTCGGAATGTCTTTCAACAGGAGCAGGAACTACTCGGCGCCTATAGGTCCATTGCCATCTTCCTCCATGGGAGGATTTCAAAACAGACCGTTCGATCAACAGATCAATTACACGTCGCCGATAGGACCAACTCAGGGACCAGGTCTCGGAATGTCTTTCAATAGGAGCCGAAACTACTCGGCGCCTATAGGTCCATTGCCATCTTCCTCCATGGGAGGATTTCAAAACAGACCGTTCGATCAACAGATCAACTATTCATCACAAATTGGACCGTCTCAGAGACCGGATGATTATATGCCACCAAGCGCCGTTTTGCGTGGAGGCGATCGTAGAAGTGGACGCACTACAGTCTCTAACGAACGATACGATGACGACAACGACGACGATAATGATATGATCCAAAACACTGCGACTAAAACACAAAAAACATCATCACAACAGAGACCTTCGAAGTGGACTCCCGAAACGATGTTACCAGGGAAAACCTTGGCAGAGGTAGAGGCTGTATACAAACAGAAGAGAGAAGCCGCTGTGAGAAAGGGAAGAACCAAAGTCGTAAATGCATTAGACAGAGCAATTATCGAAAGAAGAAAACAATTCAGCGCTTCTGGAAAGTCTTCTCAAACGTCACCCGATAGAACACCGACGGGGAAAACACCAAAACCAACAACTCCCGAAAAAAATGCAGAATATCTTCTTCCAGGAAAAACCGAACAAGCCGTCAGGAGAGTATACGCAGAGAGAAGAGCGGCGGCCAAGAGGAAGGGAAACAAGGATCTAGTCGCAAGACTTGACAGAGCACTACCCATAAGACTTCAGAGATTGAAGACTCAGGGAGCCAATGTGTTAACATTAACTCCTGAAAGATTAATCCCCGGTAATAATCTCGAGACGATAGAAAAGACATACAAAGATCGAAGATCCGCCGCTGTTTCAAAAGGAAGAACTGCTCTCGTGAAGGCATTAGACAGGGCAATTATTGAAAGAAGAAAACAATTCGGCGCATCTCCAGGAAAGCCCGCTCAACAATCTCCGATAAAATCACCGACGGGAAAAACACCAAACCCAACAACTCCCGAAAAAAATGCAGAATATCTTCTTCCAGGAAAAACCGAACAAGCCGTCAGGAGAGTATACGCAGAGAGAAGAGCGGCGGCCAAGAGGAAGGGAAACAAAGAGCTTGTAGCAAGATTGGACCGAGCACTTCCCGTGAGACTCCAGAGATTGAAGTCTCAGGGAGCCAACGTGTTCAAGCGGACTCCAGAACAACTGCTGCCCGGAACGATCTTGAAAGATGTGGAGGAAGCATACAAAAAACGAAGAGCCATGGCAGCTGCAAAAGGAAGAACCGCACTCGTTCAGGCATTTGATCGAGCAATTGCGATAAGAAGAAAACAACTCGACGGGTCCCCTGGAAAAGTTCCATCTTCTCCTGGAAAAGTTCCATCTTCCCCCGAAAGAAATGCCGCGTTTCTTTTACCCGCAAAGACGGAACAGGCCGTTCAAAGAATGTACACAGAACGAAGAGCATCGGCCGAGAGGAAGGGAAACAAGGAGCTGGTCGCAAGACTGGACAGAGCACTCCCCATGAGACTTCAACAAATAAAATCACTCACCGGTAAGACACCAGTGCCAGGTAAGACACCAATGCCGACAACTTCCGGCAAAAAACAACCTACTCCAGAACAACTACTACCCGGGAAAACTCTCGCAGACGTAGAAGCGGTATATGCCAAACGAAGGTCCTCCGCCGTGATAAAGAAGAGAACAGGCCTTGTTGACGCGTTGAATAAAGCAATTGTTATCAGGAAGAAACAATTAGCAGCATCTCCTGGTAAATCCTCACAACAATCATCAACATCAAGATTGTTAAAGATTCGTCCCGAACGACTGATACCAGGGGGATCTATCGCGGAAGTAGAGGCACGATATGCCAAATCAAGAGCGTCGGCTGAGAAGAAAGGGAGAATCAATGTTGTTCAAGCATTGGATCGAGCAATTGTTATCAGGAAGAAAGAATTGGCAGCATCTTCCGGTAAAAAGCCGGCTATATCTGGCAAAGTTTCACCGTCTCCGGAACAACTAATTCCCGGTAAGACGCTTGCGGAAGTAGAAGCGCAATACGCCAAACGA